TCCGTATTACCGGTGACAATCACATTGGACGAAATGAATGCATTTCCAGTGACGTTAAGATCATACCCAACATCAATATTCGCCGTTGCGGTGATGTTATTCGAACTCGCGAGATTTTGAACAACTACGAAATCATTTGAAAAAGTGACGTCGCCACCCACCGTGAGATCGCCACTAATGTAGGCATTCCCGGTCACACCGAGTACGTTGGAGGTACCGCTATCCTGTACATACAGATTTGACCCAACGTCAAGTGTATGTGTCGGAATGTCTTGAAGAATACCGAACTTTGATGCATCGTAAATTGCGATGGCATTCGTTTCGTCGTACGTCGTTAGAGAAAACACGGTATTAATGTACGAAATCGTGTAATTACTAATCACAAATCCAAATCCGAAATTTGTATTGATCACGATGACATCACCCTTGATGACTTCTTCAGTGATGGTCACTGGACCCGGACTTATATCATTCACGGTACCAACTTGCGTACCATTGATAGTGACAATGAGTTCATTTCCAAATCCAAGTTGCGTCGACTGAATCGTCATATTTAGGGTACCCGTCACGGGTGCTGTAACATTCACATTCGACGAATTATATGTGATCGTTTGTATGGGTGTTTCTGATTCATTAAAGTGCCAACGACCGACGTGTGTACTGCCCGTCGTGTACGTGTTCCCATAAAATTTGGTTTTCAATGGAGTAGAACTACTAAACGCAATGTTTTGTGCGGACGCATTACTTTGTGTGTATCCAAACGAAAGTTCATCGCTACTTTCTTTAAAAATCACACCCACATTACTTCCCACCACCGTCCGGGTCATCATGACACCAATGTCGTTGATCCCGGGGTTATTACGTGCGAGTTCTATGATTGGATCTTTAATTGTTAAATTTTGTGTATTAATCGTCGATGTATTCCCTTCGACGAAAAGTTCACCCCCAATCCATACATCACCACCTTCATTAACGTAAAAGTTATTACCAACGTCGAGTAAGTGAATGGGATTCGCGTTACCTATACCGACATTTGAGAGTGTGACGAGACCGGTAAACGTATTATTAAACACAGCTGTGTTAGTCGTCACGTTACCCGTGATGAGTACATCTTCTAAACTTACACGAGACCCTGGACCAATATCCACAATTTCCTTTGTTACAAAATTATATACGATTGTGTTCGATGTTGCACGCTGATCGAAATCGAACCGTAGTGGTGCTACGTAGAACGAATTCGCCGTGAGACTCGGAAAAACCTCCGGAGTTGCATTGAGTACGATCGTATTTTCAGGTTGGTAATCAGACGTATTCTTACCGAGCCTGATCTTCTCTGAACGATCGATGGTACTCAAGTTCTTCACCATTTATATAATCTCGTATTTTAATTGGCGTAGATGAGACCAGCCATGCCATTGTTTATTCTGAGGATATTGTAATTTACCGCATAAATTGGGTCGTTTATTGGTAAGGTTTCGCTATGTATCATCGCCGAGTCTAAACGACTAAAATTGAGCGTTCCTGTGGGTTGTAGAAGACTCGTCGTAAGACAGAAGCAATGTAAGAAGATGTCGGGCGACGTCACGTAATTCGTGTGATAAAATGAAGAAACATCGATGTAATGTGGCCTCGCCCACTTATATACACCAATGTCTGTGCCGTTAATGCTTATTTTTACTTTATTTGATGCTGATGTTAGCGCACTCGTATAGCTCGTGTTCGAACACGCGATATACTTTACTGGATGATTAAAGCTCAACTCGTGAATCAATTCACCCGAAGGAATGTTCTTTTGGACTTGATGAATGAGAATGTTATGACTTCGTGAAGCCATGGTTGCGCGTTCTTCGTTGTCTAAATAATAATAATTGGCAAACGCTTCCCAATTGTATAACTTCGCATCCGGACCCCATCGAATACGCACTTCGACATTGTGATATTGTAACGCACACAACGGAATCGCACTCTGAGGATTTTCACAAAAGAAGAATCGTAACGGATAGAAATACGATCGAGAGCTCAAACCGGGATGTGGTCCATTTGACGATTTAGACACGTTATTTGCAAACGTATCAATCGCAATTTTTTCACAAAATATTGAATCTTGTGCATCGATGACGTGGCCCCCCACTAAAAGCTCGACGCTTTCAATGAGGGTCGTCCAGTTCAGTGAATCGAGGGATTGTGTGTGATCATCAATCGTGAGATACACATATCCCAAAAGATCACCCGTTTTCTCGAAACGGATGGTCGACATAGAGTTACTATTCACAGCTCCCTGTATTGTTTGTTGTTCGAGGGATTGTGAAAAGTTGGAGTGTCTCTTAAAAGAAGAATTAAAAAACGAAACCTCCGGTTCGCCCATAATATGTTCATCTTGTGCGCCGATCGCGATGAGTTGAACGATACCAGAAGACATTTACATTACCTAAATGTTATTTTTACCTAAAAGCTCCGCATATTGGGTTTCCTGCATACAAAACGAATGATTAAGAAATTATCACCTGTGGCACCATCCTCGATGGTGTCACCATTTTGGTCACGAATAGTCACTGTGAGTCGATCGATTGTGTTGATGGGATCAACGTACTGTGTAATAATGGGATAGTTATCTCTGAAGACAATCAAATCATTCGCACCTGCGTGAACGTTTGACTCGCTAATAATGGATGCAAACGAGTTTCGCAAGACGGAAAGAGCTGGCTGCGACGCGACGGATTGCGGTGGATCCTTCGACGCTCGATCCGTGAAGATAGAATCGAGTTCGGTGATGGAGACATGACAATGCTCCGTCGCGTCCGTCGTGTGAATATGTGCACCGAGAAGCCTCGCTTGCACGACGTTTCGGAGTGGGGTGTTCAAGTACACCGTGAAAGTATTCGCACTGTCCTGGCCAACACTATCGAGAGTGATCGTGTGAAATTCGTAATCAATATCCGGAATACTCGGGGAAGGCGCCGTGATAAGTGCCATTTTACTATTATACACCTAGATTAAAACACCACCGATTCCATCCGCGATTTCGTAATCCCCGTGGTCGCGGATAACCTTTTGCGCACCGCACACACCACCCGGCGTGAGCGATCGGCTGTAATACCCAGCGGTCTTCTGAGGACCAGCCACACACTCGAGCTTGTGGTCAAGATCAAAGATCGACTTTTCCGACTTCGGCTTGATCGTGATAGGTCTGGCCTGGTAACCGCTTCGACGGGACTTCAGGAAGGTCAACAAGTAGATGGCACCGATAATAGCCAAGATGGCCATGATGGCACCACGGTCGGCTTTATTGAGATTGAGCTTGAACATTTATACTTTACTGATATTTTTTTGTAAAGTGCGTTAAAGAATTTTGAATACTTTCAAGTTAAAGGGTAGATGGACGAAGAGATTGTTCTCGACCGAGGAAATGCCACAGTCATGAAACTTGACGCAGATGAACAGGCGCTCATGGATGAAATTCACATCAACACGCCTACTATGCAAATGCCGAGACGCCCGGCACCTGGTCCTTCCAGAAGACCCCAGTCCAGGCCCGCTCCACAGGAAGAGATCGACGCGTTCGCGAATCCGAACAAACAGGCCCCACCCCCGAAGCACGAAACCGAAGAAGTTGACTACGGTGAAGACGAACCAGTGTTCTACGATGACGATGAACCAGGTATGTATGAACAACAAGAACAAGAAGAGCGACCGGCGAATGGTTTCACTTCCGTAGACGAAGAAAAAGCAGATATTTTGAACAAGCTCGCGAGACTCGAAAAGAAGGGCTTCAATGTGAATAAGCGCCTGAATGCATACTCATCAATCGAAGAGTTGCGAACTGAAGTCAAGCGTGTCACGTACAGCATTGAAGTTGAGCAATCCGTTAAGTTTAGTAAGCGCATGCTTGTTGCCTGTGTCACGGGTCTCGAATTCTTGAATAAGCGATACAACCCATTTGAACTCCATTTGGACGGATGGAGTGAGTCCGTGATGGAAAACCAGGACGACTACGACAATGTCTTTGAAGAACTATACGTAAAGTATAGAAGTAAGGTCAACGTCGCACCGGAAATTAAATTGATCATGATGCTCGGCGGTTCTGCGATGATGTTCCATTTGACGTCGTCTATGATGAAGGCGGCGCTTCCGAACATGAATGATGTCATTAAGCAAAACCCAGATCTCATGAAGAATATGGTTCAGGCTGTTCAGTCGACCGCGCAACAACAAAATAGTGAACCGTCTCCGTCGAGTGACAGACAATATGAAATGCAAGGTCCGGGTATCGATATCTCCAAATTGATGGGTGGTATCATGATGCCCCCACCACCACCGATGAATACGTCGCCGATGACGACGACGCGCGAACCGGAGCTGGTCCAGGAAGATGATGACGTTTCTGACATCGTGTCTGTTTCAGGAGAGTCTACGGGTGGTGAAGTCAAGGAAGTGACTGTATCGGCGACGACAAAACCTAAGAGAACCAGAAGAAAGAAGAAAACTGAAATTAATCTGTGAGTATATCATAGATGATAGGATACTCTCCCATTGAGGAAGATCCACCCGTGGTTCATCAGGTCGAACTCGATCGACCGAGACCACGTCGAGAACCTTCAGGGCCCGAAGAAACGGAGTGTAATTATCTAGTTTTAGCCTTTATCTTGGGTGTTGTCGTGTTAGCCGCAACGGATAACGCGTAAATTTTATTTTTTACTTAGTTCCATGTCTGGAATTTGTTTTAATTTGCAAATAGAATTCCAGCCATTCCCTTTTCAACGCGCAGAATATTATAGTTCATCGCATAAATACTCAACTCTTCAGTCTCGGCACGCTCGTATCCCTTTTGTGCATTTCGAATGATTAATTTTGCATTATCAAGGCGACTGAAATTACACGTCCCCGTTGGTTTATAATCAGATGCATTCATACAGAAGTGATAGGCATAATATCTCGTATAAAACGGGCATTCTTGGTCTTCATCGTATTGAATGATGCCGTAATTTGTATGATTATAGTTTTGAACCACGTGGAAGTATTGTGGAGACATGCTTTCGAGAAGGGGTGTTCCATTTATTTGAATATCCGCAGTCAAGAACGTAAACCTATCCGCCTCAACGACGGCTGATTTTGTTGTGTATCCAAAAAAGACGGATTTGATGGGATGATTAAACTGTGAAATGTCAATATCATTATACCCACCGTTATTTGTATTGTCGGAATCTGACTTGGCTTGTGCTGCTGTGTAAATGGTAAATAAAGCATTTACATTACTTTGCTGTGCGTCGACCGCTGGCTGATCAATTGGATTTCCAGACAAAAGTGAATTCAGAATCGTATTCGCGGAATTATATTCATTTCTAGCGACAATTGCTTTATCATTATAATACTCGGTATCATCGCATACAATCTGTCTTTTAATGTTTTGAACTTGCGTCACGATGATATCCATTCGTTTTTCCGTGAATCGCTTTCTTTCGGAGGTATCTAAAAATATGTAGTTTCCATAACACTTGACACCAGACACATTTGTCGTCTTGAAGTTAACTTTAATTTCAACCTGATGAAATTGTAGAGCCAACAATGGCAGGAAAGAGTTGTTATCACAAAAAAAGAAATGTAACGGGAGAAAGTTGGGGTTTGTTGTTGAACATTTATTGTTAATTTCTTGAGACTTGGTATACGTATCGGCTAGATAGTTTTGCCAAATATCAGAAATGTAATCATATCCATATGAATCAACCTTTTGTCCACCGATATATAAGTCGATTGTCGATTCAAAGAATTTATTGAGTAAGTCGGTTCCTTCGAACCACACCGCGTTGATAATATCCCCATACACCGGTATAACGATACTTGAGTCTGAGCTCGTGACTTCTTTGATATACTTTGGTGCTTGTGAAAAGTTTGTATGTCTCGAGTATTTCAAATTAAAGAACGACGTGCCTTCCGTTGTCGTCAAATAAACATCTTGCGCGCCCTTGGACACGAGCTGTACCAATGCTCCAGACATTTAATTTATGTCCAGATTATAAAAACAGACACTTTCCCTGAGGGAAGTCTGGCTTTTCTTCTTCTCTGATCGCATGTCTTGGAATGTTAAATCC